TATCAATTATTCAGTCTCGTATTCCAGGTATTAAATCTGTTAATGCATGGGGTGGAGAAGATAATGTTCCTGCAAAGTATGGAAAAGTTATTGTATCACTTATCTATGAGAATGATGTTAGTGATACCCAAAAAACATTGATTAGAAACAGTATTCGTGATAATATTACCGATCCACTTTCTATTATCTCTGTTGATATGGAATTTGTTGACCCAACATTCACATTCTTAAATGTAACAACAGAAATTAAGTATGACAAATCTTTGACTAATAGAACTGTTCAAAGTATGCAAAATTTAGTTAAATCTACAGTGGCGTCTTTTGCAAGTGAAAATCTTGGCAAGTTCAATGACGTATTCCGTAAGTCTAAACTTACAACTGCAATTGATAATACTGATGCTGCTATTCTTTCGTCAAAAGTAAGTATTGAACAGGAAAGTAGATTTGAACCTTTGATTAATCCTAATACAAATGAAATTGTTACTGCTGATTATGAAATTAGTTTCTTGAATACAATTGCACAACCTGATACACAATCATTAAAAGTAAGAACAGACCTTTTCACATTCAATAATACGTTGTGCAGAATTGTGAATAGATTAGGGTCAACTGTATTACAAATCATAGATCAAAATAATGCTGTTCTTAAAGACAATATTGGATACTATGAGCCTGACAATGGTAAAGTATTTTTAACTGGATTTAAACCAACGAGTATTAATAGTGGTAATAGTTACATTAGAACACTTGCAATACCAGCAGACGATTCTGTAATTAAACCATTACGTGGAGAAGTTATTTCTCTAGGAGAAAATTTGGTTTCTGCTATTCAAGATGTTGATGTTGCCAACTCCGTTTCAGGTACTACTAACTAATGAGTAACACACTTACAGATTTAAACAGAAATAAATTATTATTTCATCAACCATCTGTTGACACTGCTTTACCTGAACACTTTCAGGATCAATATCCGGTCTTTGTTCAGTTATTAGATAAGTATTACTACTGGTTGACGCATACTTATGGCGACACAAGTGGTCGGAAACCTGTAAGTGAATTGCAAACTATTGCTTATTTAAAAGATCGTGAGATTACTGCTGATAGATTTTTGGCATTTATTTTTGATGAACTTGCATCTGGGTTAGCACCTGACAATTTTGATATTCCTAGATTTATTATTAAATTGTTGCCATTTTTCTATAAGACAAAAGGTACACCAGTATCTTCTCAGGGATTTTTAAAGTTTTTATTTGGTTCTGATATTGAATTAGAATATCCAAAGAAGTCAATGTTCATAGTCGGTGAATCTGAAATTGGAGCAGAATCTTTAAAGTTTATTCAAGATTCATTTTTCTATCAAGTATATTCAACTTTGGTTCGTTCCGACTTACCGATTTCTGTATGGAGAGACCTCTATAAGAAATATATTCACCCTGGAGGTTGGGCTCTTTTTGCAGAAGTTAGATTTGAAACAAAAGTAACAAATACAAAACTTCCTGTATCATTACCAATTGCTAATCTTGCTGGTGCAGCAGAATTCTTTACAGTTACAAATACAGCACCTATGTCAATTGTTGGTATAGGTGGAAGATCAAATGTAACAGTTATTGATGATACATTAGAAATTCGTATGTATGGTGATGGTGGGTATAATTACTATGATGAAGATGCTTCTATTCTAAGCACATCACCATACAATAATCAGTATGTTGAAAGGTCAGAACCTTTAAGCACTAATTCAAACAGATTCAGCTCAGATGATGACAACACTTATATTGGATTTAACTTATCTGATAGTGATGAATATTTCTTAGATGATAGTGGATCAATTTTCACTCTTGATAGACTTAATAGAATTGTGAGTGTTGACTTCTCAAATACTATTGAAACATTTGATGAAAATGCTTTTGATTTCTATCCAACAATTGGTGTAGATTCAGCATAAATAAACATTAGAACACTTACATAAAAGGTCAATTAAAGATGGTCGTCTTCAATTATTTGGACTCAGATAATATATTAAATCGTGGTACAGTTGTCAATGACAATACTGGCGACACACTTAGGACTGCGGCACTAAAAATCAATGTGAATTTTGAAACTGTTGATTCTGCTTTAGGATTAATGCAGTCTCAGATTACCACAAATGATTCTGATATTGCATCTTTACAGTCCCAAATCAATGCTAATGATTCTGATATTACATCTTTACAATCTCAGATTACTGGAAACGATTCCGATATTTTAAATTTAGTATTAGATTCTAATGGAATTGGTGCCGGTGCTGTTACTACTGCTAAACTTGGTAGTGATGTTCAACTTGGCACTCCAACTGGTAAAGCAGTAGTTTTGAGTATGATCTTTGGTGGATAAACAGATTCTATAAAGGAAAGAAAAATGGCCAATCCCAATCTTATTAATGTCTCAACAGTTCTTGGGTCCACTGTAGGAAAGACAATTAATAACTATACAGACTCTGATATTACTGTTTTATCAGGTATTACAAATAAAGTTCTTAAATTGAATATTATTCGTGTGACGAATGTTCATCAATCTATCGCTGATGCTATTACTATTGAATTTGTTCATGACTCTTCTGGAACAGATATTGTTACGTCTTTCGCACAAGATATTAATATTCCTATNCGTCAGTCTCTACCTGTTCTTGAAGGGTCTATTTACTTGACAGAAGATGATCGTCTTGTGATGCGTCGTACNAACACTCAACTAATTTCTTCAGATTCTGATACACTTCAGGCTTTGGTATCTTATGAGCAATTGGATGCAGACTAATGGGACGTAATCATAACTTATACAACGGTGTAAGAATTGGCGCACCATTAATATACGCAGATAACTTGATTGNTGCCGACAATGTGNCTAACGGGCGCCCTATTCGTAATGTTGCAGAAAGATTTCGTGAGTCTAGCACATTTCTTCCGTCTGTAGGTTGGACTTTTGACGATAATATTACAGATACAACACCTGATCCTGATACTGGTAGTAGTGGTAGTGAAATAGAAGCTAGAGATACAAATTTTACTGGTGGTGTAAGACGAATTCAGGTACAAGAAGACGGTCAAAAAGTTTGGATCATGGGCCGGTTTAGTACCACTCAAGCTAGGTTAAAGTCATATTCATTAAGTGTTCCCTTTGAATTGGGTAGCATGCCCGCTGGTAACACAGGTGATCTCACATATTCCACTTTTGATTATTGGAGACTGAAAAATACTAATGGCAGCGACATTGCCAACCCGGGATCATGGCACTGGTCAGTAGATGGTATGCGTGGATATTTATTTGGTAGTGGCGCTGATGTATATCAATACGAATGTAGTTCTCCCTATACTCTAGTTAGTTCATCAAGTAATCACCACATCAACGCAGATAGTTTATTACAGAATATCTATAATGCTTCTGGCAGCAATCAATTATCAGTAAGTGAAAATCAAACGTTTATTAGTCGTGATGGTCGTTATCTCTTTGTAACTGGTACTTCAACTGCCAGCTCTGGCATTAGTAGGTTTATTAATAAATTTGAGTTAAGTACACCTTGGGATATAACAGGGTCTTTTACAGACAATCAGCAGGCTGATCAGTCAATTGATGCGGATGTATTTTCTCAGTTTACAAGCGTTCCTGGTATGAGCACCTGCCCGATCTTTTTTTCACCTGATGGCACTAGAATGTTTTTACAAAATGATACCAATCACATTGTTTATCAGCTTGAATTATCAACTCCTTGGGATTTAGATACAATCAATACGACAGAAATAAATACTTTTGATCCAACAAATGTTAATTCAGACAGATTTTCTCCAACATATGATGGTAAATATTTTTATTTTCACAACGCTACTGAAGTCGTTACCATGACGAGATATTCCCAAGTGAAGCACGGTGGTAATATATGATGACAATTGTATTTAAATCACTATAAATAAAACTAATAGAATTTTAACCGAGTTAGAGTGATATGACAAAACAACTTATTTCTTTAGGAACAACAGCAAATGACGGTACAGGAGATACACTCCGTGATGCTGGTCAAAAGTTAAACGATAACTTTAATGAGTTGTATAGATTTATGCCAGGTGGTGAAATCTTAACGATTTCAGATAGCACAACTTCTCTTGACTCAAGCACACTTTATATTTTTAATTTACCAAGCACTCCAACAATCAACAGTAGTTTTACACTCTCTGATGGAACAAGCAATGGTGAAATTAAAAGAATTATAAACAAATCAGCATCTTCTGTAGATGTTTCTATTACTATTGGTTCTAGTGGTCTTGCTTATCCTAGCACATCCACAGGATTAACATTACATAATAAAATCTCTTTTGATCTTGCTTGGGATGGAACAGAATGGCATTTTGATAGAGACTCCGACTCAAGAATCACTTATCTAACTTAATGGGCTACAAGTAAATGACAGCTATTGCAACAAACGAATTTAAAAAGACATTAATCGAATCATTGATTGATAATGTTGCTGATTCTGACAACACTTACTATATTGCAGTCGGGAAGTCCGATCAATGGGATGCTAGTGAAACTGTGCCAACAGCTACAAACACTGTAGCAGAAGAAAGACGATTCCGTTCTAACATGCAAGGCATTAAGAAAATGTCTGATGTGAACTTTGTTGCAACCAGATATAACTGGTCTTCTGGTACTGTTTACAAAGCATATTCAGATGCAGTAACACTTTCTTCTATTGGTGCATATTATGTTTTCACAGAAAATCAGAGAGTTTACATTTGTCTAGAGCAGGGTAAAGATGCTACAGGTGCTGCTGTAATTTCAACAGTAAATCCTGATACAACAGGCACTACAACTTCTGCTGTAAGAACAGCAGATGGATATATTTGGAAATACTTGTTTACTCTTACTGCTTTGAATGCAAACAAGTATCTTTCTGCTAACTTTATTCCAGTAAACAAAATCATCACGTCTGTATCTAACATTGAAACAACACAATTAAATGTTCAGAATGCTGCTGTTAAGGGTTCTATTGTTGGATATCGTATTGTATCTGGTGGTGCTGATTATCCTTCTGATGCAACTGCAACTGTTGTAGGTAATGGATCAGGTGCTACATTGAAGCTTACTGTTGATGGAGTTTCAGGAACAGTATTAAAAGCTGCTATTGATTCAGATGGTTCAGGTAATATTGCATTTGGGTCTGGTTATAGTTTTGCTCAAGTTACCTCTACTGATTCTAATAATGGCGCTTTTGATATTCAGCCTATTATCTCTATGGAAGGTATTGGTGCTGACCCTAGAAGAGACATTAATGCGAATTTTGTTATGATGAATGCAAAGCCTTCTGGAACAGAAGGTGGTGATTTTATTGTTGATCAAGATTTCCGTCAAGTTGGTATTTTGAAAAATCCAAAAAAGCATGCAGATAGTGATTTCACTTCTTCTTCAGGTTCTGCATTAAGAACACTTACAATTTCTGGTGTTTCTGGAACATTTGCAGGTGATACTCTTGTTCGTGGTTCTGTATCTGGCGCTAAAGCTTATGTAGATAAATATGATGGAGTCACTACAAAACTGTTTATTCATCAAAACGATAATACTGGATTTAAGTCATTCTCTAATAATGAGAGTATTGTGGATTCTGATAACCCTGGAACAAATACAGCAACTCTGGTTGGTGTAGATTCTAATGGTGAAGTTAATCCATTCTCTGGAGAACTGCTATATATTGAAAATAGAAATCCAGTTGTTAGAGACGCAGCACAAACTGAAGACATTAAAATTGTTTTCCAGCTTTAAAGGTATAAGGCAAAACTATGGTTAGTAAACTTACAGATACAACTTTTTCTACTACCTATAAGGATGATTTTAGAGATTCTGATAATTATCATCGAATTCTTTTCAATTCTGGGCGTGCATTACAAGCCCGTGAATTGACACAGATGCAGACTATTATTCAGAAAGAGATTGAAAGATTTGCTAACAACGTATTTCGCACTGGTTCACAAGTAAATCCTGCTGGATTAACTCTCAACACAAATATGGAATTTGTGAAACTTGCAGGTAACCCAGATATTTCAGATTTTGCTGTAGGTCAAACTATTACAGAAGCAACTACAGGTATTGCTGGTCGTATTACTCGTATTGAGTCTTATATTAGTTCTGAAGAACCTACCACCTTTTATATTAACTATACCAATACATCTGGTGGCACAACAGGTGATGCTTTTGGTGATCGTGAACAATCTGTGCGATTTACTCCAGGTGCAACTTTAACAAATGGAAATGGTACAGCTGTAACTGTACAAACTACTGATACAGAATTAAATGCTGCTGTAGGTATTGGTTCTTCTGTTTCCGTTTCTACTGGTTCTTTTTATGCTGCTGGTCATTTTGTTCAGTGTAATCCACAAACTATTATGATTGACAGATATTTTGCATACCCAACTACTATGATTGGGTTCAAAGTAGTTCAGCAAATTGTTACTGCTGATGATGACGATGCTCTCTATGATAACCAAGCTGTTTTGCCTAATGAAACTGCACCAGGTGCTGATAGATATCGTATTCAATTAGTTCTGACAACTGAGTATGATTTGGATTCTGATGATAACTTTGTATATTTGAATACTGTTATTGACGGTACATTCTTAGATGAGACCGAGAAAACCACTTATGGTATTATTGGTGATGAACTTGCAAAAAGAACTTCTGAAGAATCTGGCAACTATACTGTTGAACCATTTAATGTTGAGATTGAACAGAATTTTACTGATTCTGCTACATTAAACGTTGACATTGCTGAAGGTATAGCTTATGTTGGTGGATATAGATATGCAACAGAAGCAAATACAATAATTGGATTAGATCGTGCTAGAGAAACTGAAACAGTTGAGAACGATCTTGTTTCAGCAACGTATGGAAATTATGTTCAAATTGATGGCACAAGTGTCAAAGGATTTCCTAATGTGGATACCTTTGAGCAAATTAATCTCTATGATGATTCAAGTATTCGTGGCACACAAATTGGTACTGCCCGTGTTAGGTCTGTAGAAGCTAGTGGTTCAAACTATAACTACTATATTTTTGACACACAAATGAATTCTGGTCAAAAGTTCAGTTCGGTTCGTTCTATGGGAACAGACTCAGAATCTTTTGGTAACTTAATTCTAGAATACAACATTGCTAGACTTCAAGAAACTAACAATAATGATGTATTTTTCCCAACACAGCATATTAGACCTAAAGCCTTAGATGACATTTCTCTGACAGTCCAAAGACGCAGAACTGTAACATTAGATGGTTCTGGTGTCGGTACAATTTCACTCACAGCTTTAGGTGAAAGTTTTACAAATACATCTTCTTGGATTATTAGTCGTGATTCTGATGGCGAATTAATCACTCCTGATGTAACTCCTACAGGGTCTGGAACTAACTCTTCTACTATTACACATGCTGCCTCTCCTAATCAGTCAATTGAAATTCTTACACAAATCTCAAAAATCTCACAAGATGGTTCATTATCTAGAAGCAAAACAGTTACAGAAACTACTGTGACTGCTGCTATTGATTCTGATGGCAATGGATTGAGATTTATTCCTTTGGGCAAAGCAGATATTCTTGGAGTAATTAGAGCTAGAACTGTTGATTCTGATGGAACAGATGTCTTACCATTTTATACCCTTGATAATGGTCAACGTGATAACTTCTACGATCAGGGTAGACTTATTTTAAATCCGTCTTCAGCTACACCAACTGATAATATTTTTGTTAGATTTAGTTATCTTTCTCATGGTGCAACTGGTGCATTCTTCTCTGTAAATTCTTACTCAGGAATTGATTATAGTTCTATTCCACAATACACTAAATCAGATGGAACTGTTGTTCAACTGAGAAATGTTTTAGATTTCCGTTCTCGTAAAGACGATACTGGTTCTAACTTTTCAGCTGGAACAGCAGTTGTTAATGAACTTCCCTTAAATACATCTACAATTCAAGCTGATATTGAATACTACTTACCTCGTAAAGATTTGTTAGTTATGACTAAAGATGGTAACTTTATGACAGTTACCGGTAGATCAGCATTAAACCCTAAGTATCAGCCTATTCCTGAGAATTCATTACATCTATACAGCATTAGTCTCAATCCATATACTGATGATGAAAACGATTTAAATCTTACATATATTGACAATCGTGGATATACCATGTCTGACATTGGCACTTTAGAAGATCGTATTGAAAGATTAGAAGATTTCACTACATTATCTTTGTTAGAAACTGATACTTCAAAGATTGAAGTTTTGGATGCAAATGGCAACAATAGATTCAAAACGGGGTTCTTTGCTGATAACTTTAAGGACGCAACATACTCTGATTTAGGTCAAACATCGGTTTCCTTTGATGTTGAAAATCAGTTAGTAAATCCTTTACAATCTACAAATCCAATTAGAATTTTATTTGATTCAGCTTCTTCATCTAATGTTCGTGTATTGGGTGATCACCTGATGCTTAACTACACAGATTCTGCTGTGGTTATTCAACCTTTTGCATCGGAATTTGAAAACGTTAATCCATTTGATGTAGTTAGTTATTTTGGTACAATGGAATTGAGCCCTAAGAGAGATTACCATGCAACTGTAAATCTTTCTAGAGCCCAGAGACTTGTTAGAAAATACTATGAACTGACACCCCCTAGAAATATTTCTACTGTAATTAAAATTGCTCCTGGTAAAACCATTGATGATTATGAGAAAAATTATGAAAAGCAAAAAACACAAATTCTAAAAGAATTTAATAAAATTACAAGAGGTGCATTCTCAATTGAAGCATTTGCACCTACCCTAGACACTGTTAAAGATGCTCTAGGAGATAACGTAGGAGCTAATGCAACAATTACTAGCCCTATCGGTATCACTCGTAAATATGATTTTAAGAACTTAACTTCCGGAACGTTTATGCGTTCTCGCAAAGTATTCTTTAGAGCTAGAGGATTGAAACCTTCTACAAAATACTTTGCATTCTTTGATGATCTTGGTGTTGATAATTGGGTTAAAACAGAAACAACATTTGGTCGTTCTTCAACAAAAAGAACAACTAAAACAGATGCTAAAGCTGTTAAATATGTCAATGAACACCCAGAAGGTGCTGAAACACTTATCAGTAGTGCTACAGGTGAAATTATTGGTTCCTTGTTTATTCCACATGCTACCTTTAAAGGTGGAACAAGAGAGTTTAAACTCTTTGATATTGAAGTGAACAATATTGCATTGGCAACTTCTGGTGCTACGGCGACTTATTCCACTAGGAAAAAACCTAAACCTAAACCTAAGCCTACACCTAAGCCGAAGCCAAAGCCACCTAAGCCAACACCGAAGCCAATTACTCCGGCTCCGCCTAGCAATCCTACTCCACCAACACCGAAACCAGAAGACCCTGTTGTTCCTAATCCACCGGAGAAGGAAGAGAGATACTACTGGAATTATTATAAAAAAATAACAAATGGCTACGATCCGTATGATCAATTATGGGGCCCTCGTGTAACAGGTGGCACCTCACCCTCGGGAAGCTTTATGTGGCGTCTTGTAGGCACTCGTATTGGTAATGCTGCTGGTACTGATGTTCCAAGGTCTATTACAAATAGTTGGGGTCAAGGATCCATGGATCAATGGACTCCTCCCGGAACTTTGTTTGGTGACTACAAAAGAGTTCGTGGACCAAAAGTGAGTTCGGGAAAAAATAATCCAGGTAAACCCGTTACGAGTGGATGGAACTCCACTTCTGTTAGAAAGACTTCTACTCCACAAAGCACAAGACAAGCTAGTTCTACTAAAACTAGTGTATCTTTATTCTCAAGTAATAATAGCAATACTACTTCTCGTTCTGTTGCTACAACTCCATCTAGAGGTCGCACAGGAGTTGGCGTAAGTTTGTTCAAAAGTTTGAATGATAATCGTCAGTGTGCTTTCAAAGACCCATTATCACAATCATTTAGATTGCCTAATGCAATGGTATCTGGTGGATTTGTTACAGAAGTTGACGTGTTCTTTGCAACACGCCCATCTGATAATATTCCAATCCGCATGCAAATCCGTCCTATGGTTGCTGGTGTTCCAGATAAAACCTTTATTGCAGAAGTTCAAGTAGAACGTGATGATGTAAACATTCCAGGTGACTTGAATAGTATGTCAGCAGTGAAGGCAACACCTACTACATTTACATTTGAAGAGCCTGTGTATCTGGAAGCAAATGAAGATTATGCATTTACTCTGATCGCAGATACTAATCAATATAATGTATTTGTATCTAAAGTGGGTGAGTTTGAACTTGGTTCAACAGTTAATCGTATTAATCGTCAGCCAAATCTTGGTTCTTTATTTATGTCTCAGAACGGTGTAACATGGTCACCTGATCAAGAACGTGACATTATGTTCACACTCCGTTGTGCAGTATTTGATGAAACCAAATCTGGTGTTGCTATATTTAATAATGATGATTTACAACCACAAGTTCTTAATGGGACATTTGGTTTTGATTCTGGTGATAGTGACGTATCTGTTACACATCCTAATCACGGATTGATGGCCGGTGATATAATTGTCTTAGACGATATTGATTCTTCGGGAGACTTTGCTGGTATTACTGGAACATCTTTGCAAGGTAATAGAACAGTTGTAAAAGTTGATGGTACAGGATATACTTTCAAAGCTGACTCTGCGGCAACATCTACATTAGCATATTCAACTGATGAGTTTAGTGTATCAGGAACTCGCAATATTGTCTTTGATGAATTTACACCTATCATTGATACGTTTGTAAATGATAATGTTACAATTGACTTTATTGCCAACTTTACTGATGGTGCTGGATTATCAACTGCTAATGATGCTGGCAATGGTGCTTATACTAAGAGCAGTAGAAACTATGAAGTATTTACAGGTGAGACACTTCTCTTAGAGAGCCCTGCAATGATTATTTCTGAATCTCAGGAAGAAACTAAACTTGGTGCAGGAAATCACTCCCTTGATATTGCAGCAACATTAACCACTATCAATAAGTATATTTCCCCTGTTATTGACTTGTCAACTATGAGTGCATCTCTGACCACCAATATGATTGATAACCAAGATTCTGCAACTGAAACAGGTATCTTAAATGTTCCTATTAATTTTGTTGCCGAAACTAATCCATCAGGTGGATCATCTCTTTCTAAGCATGTATCACAAGTTATTACATTAGCAGAACCTGCTGTTGGTATTAAAATTTTGATTGATGCACATCGTAGTAATAACAGCTTTATTGATGTGTATTACAAAACTTTACCTTCTGGTTCCGATGCTTCTATTTCTGATAAAAATTGGGTTCTTGTAGAAGAAGAAACTAATAACCCGACTGATGAAGATCGTAATGTATTCCGTGAATATGAATATCTTGCTGGTGGTTCTAGTGGGACATTAGACCCATTCACTTCTTACCAAATCAAAGTGGTGATGCGTGCTGGCAATAGTTCTAGACCACCTGTGTTAAGTTCTTTAAGGGCGATTACTTTAGGTACATAAATTGTTATGAATGAAAATCTTATAAAGGTAGAGGGTCACCCCGGTTATTATAGAGATATGAAAACCGGGGCGATTGTAAATATGAATAAATCTGCACTTGAAGCTGCAAAAGCACAAAAAGAAAAACGTATTAAAGATGAGCAAGAAATACAAGAATTAAAAAATGATGTAAAAGAACTAAAACAACTCCTAAAAGAATTGATTAATTCTAAAGTATAAATAATAGAAAAATGTTTTTTAGAGGAAATAATGGCTCAGCAAAGAGATTTTGTAATCGACCAAGGATCAGAAGATCAATAAACTAGAGAATGAAATTAATGAACTAAAGAGCTTGGTTCAAGCTTTGGCTGAATCCAATTGATTATAAATATTTATATCTATCAAAATTGTTTAAGAAGAAGCTTATGACTAAATACTCTGATCTACAGGTTCATCAAGGAGAAGATATTTCATTTCGACTTGAAATTGTAGATGAAAACGGTGCTGTTAAAGATTTGACTGGATTAAATGCTAGAGCTAGATTCAGAAAAAGCTACTCATCTAGTAATGCTACTACTTATTCATTTTCTACTTCTTTTGGTGATAACGATCCCACTCTAGGATTACTAGACCTGACTCTTACTGGCGAATTAAGCGATGATATACCACGAGGTAGATATGTTTATGATGTGTTCTTATTAAGGGATAGTTCTTTAGACATTAGTGAAAAAATATTAGAGGGTCAAATTGAAGTTATGCCATCGGTCACTAGTATTATATAAGGAAAAGAGATGAGTAACGATACAAGACGTATCATCGTAAAAAAAGTCACTGCTGGTATACCTACATTTGGTATATACTCGATTAATAATGTAATAGGTTCACTAAACCTATTGGATAGTTCTGATATACTGATTACTGTTGATTCGTCAGCAGGCACCTTTACTTTTGAAAATACTAGTACACTAGACACAGTAACTGGTCGTGGAGACAGTACATCCAATTCAGTAACCTTTGGTGACATTACTACTACAGGAAGAATCAACGGTCCCTCATCTCTGATTATTGATCCCAATGGTGATAATGCTGTTACGGGTGAACTTAGAGTACTAGGAGACTTACGGGTTGATGGAACTACTACCTCTGTAAACTCCACTGAAGTTAGCTTTAATGATAAGAATATTGTATTAGGCGATAGTGCCATTGTAGCATCTGATCTGGATGGTGCAGGTCTGACCATCGGTAATGATGCTCTGTTTGGTGGTTCGGCTGGTTCGGCGCCACTCTTTACATACAACTTTTACAAGAATAGATTTGAACTCAACAGAGACCTGTTTGTAAACGATGGTATGTCAACAGATTCTGCTAATATCACGATACTTACTGTAGACTCTGGTACATTTAATCGTATCAAAGGTGAGATCCACGGTTTATATATTGATAGCAATTCTATTGAAAATGATAGATTAGTCAATAGTACAA